GTACAACGTACTGCCCTGATGATTGTAACGAAGAGTCATATGACGATTCCTTTATGGAAGGTTTGAAAAAGAAGGATACGTTTTTGATAGAGGAGAACGTATAAACTCCGGGGTAGTAGGCTAACTAACTATTAGCCGGATACGTCTGTGTTGGTCAGAGTAACGAATGGACTGCGAGTCGTTACACCCTTCTTCGGTGTGAGAACTGTCTTCCACCACGGACGAGCATCGTTACTCGTAACAAACTGGAACACTTCTTCACGCTCAGAGAAGCGAACATGTACCGAACGATTGAACTCAGTGTAGAGTTCGCCGTACAGATACTGAGACATATTCACACAGCTCAACATACCAGAAGACCACTCGCTGATCTGATTACCGTCCTGACCAGAAGTGATGCCCGGAGCGTATTCTGTGAAGAAGATTGGACGACCCCACAGAGTGGCACCGATGCCGTCGTTCATTGGGCTGAACATCTTGACGATACCTGCGTTGTTTGGCGATTCGTGACAAACAAGAGACAGGATCTCGTACATGTCGTGGTTAGCAATCCAGATGGCATTGTCGTAGCCCCAGACACGCTGAGTCATACGAACAATGTCACGACCACTAACAATCACTGCGTCAGCCTGACCTGCTGTACGGTCTACTGACAGAAGAGCAAGGTTAGCAGGATTCAGGAAGCCCAGAGGAGTTCCGTTACCTTGACCGTTGATCAGTTCATCCAGTCGCTTATCAACAGCTGCCAGACGCATCGAGGATTCGATGAGAGCTGGAATGCTGATAGGACTGTACTTCATCAACATGTTGGTAGCAGCAGCTTCACCAACGATTTCGGTCGCTTCAAGCTTAATCAGCTCGAATACGTCTTTGGTCTTTGCTGCTGTGTTGGTTTCTGACGTTCGGTAGACACGAGTACCACCAGTCACACTGGTTGCATGGTTCTTGTCTACTCGTGCAGGAATAGATACCGATGGTGTAGCCATTGGAATCTGAGTCATGCGAGGAGTCAGGAAGTCAGCTTCTGGCGTCAGAGACAGAATACGATTGATCATCGCATCCGGAATCAGAACACCAGCAGAACCCCAATTACCACGAGCATACTCGTCATCACCAACCGCGTTACAAACAATGGACCGCAGACGAGGATTGATTTTTTCTGGATTGCAATCATTCTTGTATGCGTTAGCAACGTCATACAGGAATTCACGACCACCACCCTGCTCATCAGGAGCATAACCAAACCGAGGATCATTTTCATGATTCGGTTTGACGTTGACGTTTCCTGTGAGGTTGTGGAAGACGTTAGCAACATTGGCGACGTTTGAAGGCATCGTTGCAATGTGAGCACGTTCGACCATACCACCATCACTGGCGTTGATTACTTCGTTGATGAATTCAAGTTCGGTCACTGCTGTGTTGAAGATTTCTCGTTCTTCAGCTTTCAGTGCCTGACCTTCTTCAACACGAAGAGAGTAGCCGTTGACAACAGGAGTGAGGACAGTTCGAGCATCTTTCAGCTCATTGAAAGACATCTTAGAGAAGTCTTCCTTAGTACGGGATTTAGACATGACAGTTCCTTTATGGATTGGTTTATATTAACTGATTGGCAGGCATTATGTGCTTTGCTTTTAGCCTGAAGAGCGTAGGTTAACAGAGAAGCCTAATCTGTCAAATAATTATTTGAGAGCTTTGGCACGAGCTTGCAGTGCTCTGGTATAGATGTCTGAGCAGTCTTCTGGGAAGATGTTCATAACTTCTACAGGCATGGCATTCCGCACTGACGAAGAGAACGGTTTGATAGTTTCCTGAATACCAGAGCAGAAACCTTTCTCGATAGCTTGATTAGCTGTCATGAAGGTTTCCTTGTCCATCATATCCTTAACGTCTTCATCTTTCAGACCTGTTCTATTGGTGATGATAGAACGGATAGCATCACGATGAGCTACCCATTGGTTACGAGCTGTATCGAAGTCTTCTTCTCTGGTGATGGCAGGCCACATCTGAGGGTTGTGAACCATAACCATCCCGCCCATGTTAATGGTACGCTTATCTCCTGCCAGCAGAAGCCATGATGCACATGAGTAGGCGTAGCCATCGACGATGCAATGCACTTCACCTTCGTGCTCAAGCAGTCGCTGGTAGATTGTGAGAGCGTTGCCCACTTCTCCACCACGAGAGTTGATACGAACAGTGATGTCGCCTTTCATCGTATTGAGGGCATCGATGAACTCGTTGGCTGTTACACCAGCTTGCCCATCGTAGTAGCGTTCAGCAATGATGTAGTCATACAATTCGATGACGTTACCATTGACGTTCACTACAGTTTCAATGCTGTTCTTGACATCTCTATTGAGTACAAATTTCATTGTGCTGATCCGATTAGTTTAAGGAATCGAGTATGCCCGTCTTCACTAGACAGAATGTTATTAGCAGGAGAGTCAAGCCACGAATCAATCAATTCATCTACTGTGGTGAATGGAGATACGTCTGGAAGAATGTCTGCCCATTCATTGAATGTGCTGGTCAGGTTGTGTGTGAACTTGTCCGTGTAGAACTCAGACATAGAAGCTTTGAACTCTTCTACGTCTGAGTATTTTGATTGTTTCTGGTCAAACACTTTACGTTCGTAAGCTTGCAGACCATTCACCACAGCTATGAAAGCGTTCTTAGCTACACGCAGTTTCTTATCAAGGTTTTGGTCATCGGGACTCTTATCGAGAGAGTCTGAAGGTGGTTTGACTTCTTCCTCTTTCTTCGTTTGCTGCAGCTCCATAGTTTCCTGTGGAGACATGTAGTTGTCGTTGTCGAGAGTGAGCTTACGAATCTGCTGGTCCATCATATCATTAGCAAGCAGAGCTTTATCTCGTAGAGCAATGCTGTGGTCAACTGTCATGAGGTTGGCAGGTACGTAACGTAGAGCGTTGTTAACATCTGCAGGATCTATCTGCATTCCGAGTAGTTTACAGATATCTGTTCTGTCCATAACTCCAATTTCAAAGAAGTTTCGCAGGGCTTGCGAGAATTCATTGATGATGGTACGGAATAAGTAAATGAGGTTGAATTCAAAACTGTATTGGAGTTGACTTGAGAGAGGTAACAATTCATTGCGAATCTGTCTCCCTAAGCTACTGATGAATGGATGTAAGCCAGTTTGAATGAACAGGTGGATGAGCTTACCTACATCGCTGCTACTACCGTTGCTGCCCATGTGGGAATGAAGCAGTTCAGGAGGAACATTAAACCAGCGTGATACATCCTCAACAGAGAATGCTCTGGTCTCGATGAACTGCAACTGTTGCATAGGAATAGCAACGTTTACAGGCTTCAAACCTTGTTCGAGAATACGTGTCTTGAACGCATCTTCCATTGCTGCATTAGGGTGCGACTCGAAGAAGCTTTCAACACGTTTTAGAACATCAGGAGCTAACCTGTTTTCTGTGGTCAGATATGTTTGGTTCTTATGTCCGTTCTTGTAGAAGTGTACGCCATACTCTTCAGAGTTTTCGTACATGTTGAATGATCTGCCTGCATTCTCGATGATACCAAAACCTCTATGGTTTGGTTTATCAGGAATGTCAGACTTGATGTGAACCATGTACTCCCGAGGAAGCAACATATATTGAGGATTGGCATCTTCTTTAGTGCTGCCTGTCTCGATGCGGTAGATGAGCGTACCCTTGCGAGCTACAGCACCTGTAGCCAACTGCTCCGTACCATTGGCGTAGTAGATGTTACCACGAGGTATACGTGAAGGGTGGACGTGGTAAATACGAAATGTGCGTCCCTGACTGTCGAACTCGCGTATAGCGTAATAGTTGCCATCAAGGAGTCGGTCATAGATCATGTCTCCCAACATCGCATCAGCTGAGTAATCAGGGTTTGCGTAATGAAGAAAGATTTTGACAGCAGGATGGTCAGCTGTATTGAGTTGTCTGTCAGGCTTTCCTGAAGGACTAATACGAATGACAGTACGAGGAAGGCTACCGATTGAACCTGTGTAGAGGTTGACAGCACAGAATACAGCAGAGAGCTTTAGGCTGCTGTCTGATGTGTGTTGACGACTACGCCACATGAAGCTGAACAGGTCTCTTCCGGAGAGAGCAGACGTAGCAGCATTCAGAACCTGATTCAACAGGCCGATAGAGTTGTCACGTCGTCGGAAGGGATTCCAGCTCATTTGCTTCTCTCAATCCTGATATGCTTGTAATCATTTGCTGACCAGAATACATGTGCCCTCCGATAGCCATTAACGATGCGACAACACCGTCAATCTTATCTGTGGACTTCTGTTTGTTTGGTCTCATTTGATCATTGTTGTTTGTTGTCATTGTCACGTTCCCCATCATCCATCTAAGGACAGGATTGGAACCGTGAAACAATTCTCTGTTCTCTATATCAGCTTGGAGCTTCCGACAAGGACCATTCATCCCTACGTAGGACTGTGGGTATTTC